ATAACGTCACGGAAATTCTGGCATCCAATCAACCAGACTGTTTATTACGATGAAGATGAAGATGGAGCTTCAATTACGCCTAATCGTCCTGGATTTGTTTCCAGATCTCCACACTGCCCTGGAAACTTCTACATTATGGATATATTCTCCAGTGGACAGGATACTGGAGATGATAACACTCCTATTGGATCATTCACTCCTGAATCGACAGTTTATTGGCACGAGAGTTAGATTACCCAACAGAATGAACTAGTTACTTGAATGATGTCACAATTTCCCATCAGCCACTCGTAGTCTGCCTTTGCACAGCCCCCTGGATCATCGTTCATCAACATTATGCAAGGTTTACCCCACTGGATAGTCTTCTTGCGTTTGTATTTGTCAGTGATGACGAATTCCTTCTGTGCACCTAGCCATCCCTTGTATGAATGGAAGAATTCGAATCCTCCCTGGATGTCGTCGAATACTGCATAGTCCGAGGACTCACTGAAGGAGTCGAGGTTGAACTGTAAGTTGAAGTAAGAGTGTCGTCCCAGACTACGGGCGAATAGAGTCTTTCCTGTCCTTGTTGGACCCCATAGAATGAGTGATTTAACTCTGCATACAAGTTAATAAGAAAACACTACCTGCCGGAGGCGAAGTCCGATGAGAAACCGCCGACGGAGGGGGGTAAGGCGGCGGCACTCAGGCCGCCCCCCCGGAGGAGATGGCGCTTACCGTTCTCCGACAGCTGTCCCAATGGCTGCCTGTCGTTTCCATCCCGCAAGTCCTGGAATGCGTTCATACGCCGTAGCGACGGCGGGTGATTGGTACTCCGGTACGATGGTGGGGTAGGCGTACTCGGCATAGGCAAGGATCCGGTCGAGCGAAAGCACCCAATCGCGAGGAGCTTGTGAACGGACCGCTGACAGAAACGATTCCTTAGAGTCGCAGCCGACGATATCGTGCCATCTCGCAGAATTTGATCCCGCATCATTACCAGTCTCATCGGGGGCAGTACCATACTCGTAAACGACGTCGTCGTCCTTTCCGACATAGTCATATACCTTTCGTGGTGTTGTTCGAACCGATTTAATATTTCCGTGAGATCCGAAGTAATCGAAAGCGTCGGATGATTGGACAGTGACAGGCGACTCAAAGCTAAGGAATACATGGAAATGAATCCCTCCATCGCTATGAGACTCTCGTCCAATTCGTATGCAGACAGGACTCTCAAAATCCCGTTGCACAGACTCAAGGAAAGTTCCTCCATCGTTAACGAACTTGCGCTGGACATCTTCGGATGTTTGCGGAAAAGTAAGAATGAATGCTTTGGCACGTGCACGGAATCTAGCCATAGGCGGTGAGGTCAAAAGGGAGAGAGACTTGCTAATGTTATTCTCTCCCTTTGACCTTTGACCTTTGACCATCCTATAAATACCCGTCCACCCCCCTCACGTGGTGCGCGATTTTCTTTCCCAGATCAACCATGGCTTACGGTCGCTTCTCCAATCGGCGACGCCGGACTTACGGTCGACGTACGAGGCGCACTCGGCGCTCGTATCGACGCAATTTTAATTCGTCCAGTTTCTCCCGCAGTCGAAGACGAGGATACCGGAGGCGAGGAAAAATGACGAGTCGACGAGTGAGAAACATTGCTGCTCGCAAGAAACAGGATACTGTGTTCGGAGCTATCGCTCAGACCTCTACTGCTCCTGGAGTCCTCGGACTCACTTCAGGAGTGACGTTCTTATTGTATAATGCGACCTATCGATTGTACCAAGATCATGACAATGATCATGTGCGCACCACTCAGAGTCCTTATTTTGTTGGTATTAGGGATCGTGTGCAGTTGACTGCCACCTTCCCGTATACGCATCGCCGTGTGTGTTTTTGGACACATGAGCAGTTTGCTGCTGGTCAGCCGTATGTGTTCGAGGCTGACGTGGACGGTGAACCTTCTTACATGCGACGCCCGCTCGAGCCCCTCGATCCCGAGTCAAATGACTCCCTCCTTGAATATTTGTTCAAGGGGTCTCTTGGCGTTGATTACTCTGCCGATACTAGGCCTATTACCCCTCTTGATTCTAAGCGATTACGTATCGTTTACGATCAGACCTTCAACGTCAACCCTTTGATTGGTGCACCTTCAAGCACTGCCACTTTTGGTGGACGCATAACGTCACGGAAATTCTGGCATCCAATCAACCAGACTGTTTATTACGATGAAGATGAAGATGGAGCTTCAATTACGCCTAATCGTCCTGGATTTGTTTCCAGATCTCCACACTGCCCTG